CGATAATAGTTCTACGATCAACAGTAACATTAGGTTTGGGGCTAGGAATAATGTCACTTTTGTTGATAATCAAAAGTATTTTGCAGATAAGGTTGAGGCAGATAATTTTGGGCAGGGTGTTTGGAGTTTGTTGAGGAGGCGTAATAATTCGTGGGATTAGTGGTTATTACTGGTGTTGCAGGTTTTTTGGGTAGTCATCTTGCTGACTATTATTTGAATGCTGGCTGGCAGGTTCGGGGTGTAGATAATCTTATTGGCGGTAGTCGTGAGAATGTGCCTGAAGGTGTAGAGTTTTTTGAATACGATTTGGTTGATTTGGATGTGGTTGCACCTGTTTTTGAGGGTGCTGATTTGGTTATTCATGCGGCTTGCACCGCGTATGAGGGTTTGAGTGTTTTTAGTCCTAGCTTGGTGGTTGCTAATACGATGCAGATTAGTGTGAACGCTATGACTGCGGCTATTCAAAATAAAGTGCCTAAGTTTGTTTACATGTCCTCTATGGCTCGTTATGGCGATAATGGGGGTGTGCAGTTTGATGAGAGTTTGACTTGTAAACCGCAAGACCCTTATGGGATTAGTAAGAAGGCTGCTGAGGATGTTTTGCGTAATCTTGCTGAGGTGCATGGCATAGAGTTGGTTATTCTTGTGCCTCATAACATTGTTGGGGCTAGACAAAAGTTTGATGATCCGTTTAGGAATGTGGCTAGCATTATGACTAACCGTATGTTGCAGGGTAAGCAACCTATTATTTATGGTGATGGTAGTCAGCAAAGGTGTTTTAGTTTTATTCAGGATGTTGTGAAACCTATTGTTGTTGCAGCAGAGTTACCGGAAGCGGTGGGTGAGGTTATCAACATTGGGCCTGATGAGTCGCCTATAACTATTTTGGAGTTGGCGCAGGAGTTAGCTGACATTATTGGTTTTAATCTTGACCCGATTTTTATGCCTGGTAGACCGCAGGAGGTTCATGTTGCTTTGTGTTCTAGCGATAAGGCTAGACGGTTGTTGGGGTATGAAACTACTGTTGGTTTGCGTGAGGGTTTGACTGAGTTGGTTGAGTGGATTAGGCCGCGTGTAAAAGAGTTTGAGTATCATTTGCCTATTGAGATTGTTAGCGATAAGACCCCTAAAACTTGGTTGAATAGGCTTATCTGATGTCTTTGCAGGATATTTATCTACGATATCAGCAACAAGATTTTGGTGGCGATAAAGGCACACAACATTCTTATATTGATGTTTATGCTGAACAAATTGTTCCTAAATTTGGTTTGAGTTTGCTTGAGATTGGTGTTTATGAAGGTCACAGTTTGATGATGTGGAATGAGTATTTACCTGATTGTAGAGTTGTGGGCGTTGATGTAGATATTTCACGAGTTTTATGGCCTAAGTTATTAAATCAAATTGTTCTGGGTAATGCTTGTAGTCGTGATGTGTTAAATAAAATTACAGGTAATTTTGATTATGTTATTGATGATGGATCGCATAATGTTGATGACCAAAAGTCTAGTTTTATGTTGTTATGGGATAGATTGCTTCCTAATGCAAAGTATTTTATTGAGGATATTGTGAGCATTGAAGTTGCAGAGGATTTAGCCGCTTTTGTTTGGGCGTTTACTGGATTTCAGCCTATTATTTATGATTTGCGTCATGTAAAAGGTAGGTATGACGATATCCTGCTAATGGTTTGTAAGTCCATAGGCTAAAATAGGTTTGACTGAAAGAGGTTTATTTTGGCTATAACTAATGGTTATTGCACTTTGGCTGATGTGAAGGCTGCGTTGCGGGTCACTGATACGCTTGATGATTTGTTGCTTGAGAATGCTATAAATAGTGCTTCACGCATGATTGACCAGTATTGTAACCGTAATTTTTATTCTGGTTCTGCTGGTGAGGTTAGGTTGTATAAAGCTAACGATGGTTTTACGGTGAACATTGATGATGCTCAAACTATTACGCTTGTTGAAACTGCTGCGACTGATCCGCTTGTGTTTGATACAACTTGGGATAGTGATGATTGGCAGGCGTTACCTGCTAACAGGTGGGCTAATGGTGCTTACTACCCGATAACTGGTATTACTGCTACCGATAATTATTTGTTCCCTGTTTGGGCTGACATGGCTTTGGTGCGTGTAACAGGAACTTTTGGTTGGCCTAGCGTTCCTGACCCTATCAAGTTTGCGAGTATCATCCAGGCTTCAAGACTGTTTAAGCGTTTGGAATCGCCTTTGGGTGTTGCAGGTATCAGCGACATTGGCATTATGCGTGTTGGAGCTAACATTGACGGTGATGTTGCGCAGTTATGTAATCCGTATCGTTTGTTACGGACTGGTGCATAGTGGCTATAAGTGATTTGAGGCAGGGGCTTGTAGATAATCTGCAAACTATCCCTAATCTGCGTGTCTATGCGACTTTGCCTGATGTTGTGAACCCTCCTGCCGCTTTGATTACTTTAGATAAGATCACCTATAACCGGCAGATGCAGTCGGGGATGAGTGAATACGGTTTTAAGGTTTCTGTCGTGTTGGGGCGTGTTAGTGAGCGTGTTGCGCAACAGAATTTAGATTTGCTGGTTGCCCCTTCAGGTGACTCAGTGAAGGCTGCTATTGAAAGCGATAAGACTTTAGGTGGGAACGCGTTTGATGTGTTTGTGCCTGAACTGTCGGCTTACGGAGCAGTGAACATCAACGGTATAGACTATTTGAGTGCCGAGTTTTCGGTTCAAGTTTTCGCAAGATAAGGAAAATTTATGGCGATTTTTGTTGCAACAGATTTCAATGTGAGCATCAACGGTTCAACTGCTTTGGCTTCGTATCTAACGCAGGTTGAGTTGAAGGCTACTGCTACGGATGTTACGACTACTGCTTTTGGTTCAACTTGGGTTACTAGAGTTGCAGGGCTAAAAGAAGGTTCTCTAACATTGACTTTCAATCAGGATTACGCTGCTACTACGGTTGATGCGACTTTGTGGCCTTTGCTTGGTTCTCAGGCTACGGTTGTTATCAAACCTACCTCTAGCGCAGTTGGAACTTCTAACCCTGCCTATACTGCTATTTGTGTTGTCACTGATCTAACACCAGTATCAGGTCAGGTCGGGGACTTAGCTACCTTCTCAGTCACTTGGCCTACTACCGGCACAGTTAGCAGGGCTACCGCCTAATGAATCAAATTACCCTACGCATTCATTTGACTGATGGCACAGTGTTAGAACTTGACACTAAAGCTAGCGACATAATCAAATGGGAAACCTATTTTGATTTGAGCATAGACAAACTTGAGAAGTTTACTCATCTGCTTTATCTTGCATGGTTGACTGCTACACGCAACGGTAAGACTTCTAGCGAGTTTGAGGTTTGGTGTGACCTTGTGAAAAGTGTTGAGGTGGATGACCCAAAAGGATAAAGCCTTTAGGGGTTGACTCTCATCATTGGTTGATAGCGAACCTGGCTGTTGCTACTGGTATTGCTCCTAGCGTGTTGCTTCAGGAAACTGATCGTATGTTGAACACGATGTTATTTGCAATCAAATATCAGCGAGGAGAATAAGATGCCAGATGAAGTGATTTTTAATGTTCGCGAGGTTATGCGTGAACTAAATAATCTTGACCCTCAACTGACTAAGGATTTGCGTAAAGAAGCCAAAGGTGTTGCCTCTGGTATGCAAAAAGCAATCAAACGCAAAATCAACACTATTCAGCCTTTGTCGGGTATGCGGCCTAAAAATAACCCTACTGGAAGGCTTGCTTGGGGTGCAGGTAAAAAAGCCGATACTGTTGTTATCCGTTTTCGTGCTTCTAGGTCACGCACTAGAGCTGTAACACCTTTAGTGTCTTTATGGATCACTTCACCTATGACTGCTGTTGCTGATACTGCTGGTAAAGGTAATTTTCGTAGGTCGCAGAGTATTACTAGGGAATATGACTATAAGGGTGCGAAGCGTAGGCATAGGGTTAATCCTCGTCAGGGTGAACAGTTTGTTTCAGCGTTGAAATCTAGGGATGCCAATAATTTTGTTTATGGTCAGGTTGAGGCTGAAATTCCTATGGCTGAACGCGAGATAAAATTGATTTTTGAGAAGTATGCTCGTAAGGTGAACCGGAGGATTGGCTGATGGCTGTCATAGTAAAACTTTTATCTAAGTTTGATGACTCTGGTATTAAGAAGGCTAAGTCTAGTTTTGGTGGGTTAAAGACTGCTTTGGGGGCTGTTGGTATTGGTTTTGGTTTGAAGGCTATTACTGATGGTTTGATGGATGCGGCTAAAGCTGCCTCTGCGGATCAAAAGAGTATTCAGTTGTTGAATAATCAGTTGAGGCGTAACGCTAATGCGACTGAAGCGCAGGTCAAAGCTAACGATAAGTTTATTGACCGTTTAGCAATTCAAACAGGAATTGTTGATGATGAGTTGCGCCCTGCTATGGGTCAACTTGTTCGTGCTACTGGTGATGTGTCTAAGGCGCAAAAACTTTTAGGGTTGGCGTTGGATGCTAGTGCAGCAACAGGTAGGCCACTAAACACTGTCACTAGGGCTTTGTCTAACGCGTTTGTAGGTAATAGAACACAGTTGACACGCTTGTTTCCTGCGTTGAAAGAGTCTAAGGATTTGTTTGGTGATTTGGAGAAGCAGGTTGGTGGCACTGCTGAAGCGCAAGCCTCACCGTTTGGGAAGCTAAATAATGCTTTGGAAACTTTGCAGGAAAAACTTGGTTCTATCATTTTGCCTTATGTGGAACAGTTTGTTACAGAGTTTATTAAGCCTGGTGGTGTTGGTGATCAAATAGGTAAGTTTCTTGATGATGTGTCTAACCCTAATACTGAGGTTGGTAAAACTTTTGTGCAGGTAAAGGATGCTATTGCTGGTGCTGTTGGTGCGGTGCGCGAGTTTTTTGCGTTCTTTGGTGATGGTGATGCGGTCAAGGGTTTCGGGAATGTTGCTAAAAGTTTAGTTACTATGCTTCCTGCTTTGCTTGCGCTCAAAGGAATTATGGTGCTTGCCGGTGCGGGTAAGAGTATCGCTAACTTGGCTAAGGCTATTGGTTTGATGACTGGTGCTAAGGCTGCTGGTGATGGTGGTATTATTGCTGGTGGTAAGGCAGGTGTTGGTCGTTTGGCGTTAGCTGGTGTTGCTAGCGTTGCTATTACTAGCCAGATGGCTACTTTGGCGGCAACTAACATGGCTCAAGGAACTATTGATGCTGGTTTGAAGGCTAAGGGCTTGACAGCTAATTTGGCTACTGGCAGTTTTAGTGGTGGGCAAGCGATGGTTATTCCTTATCAGGCTGGCACTAAGGATTTGCGTGAGGCGCTGTTTGGTATTAAGCGTAGCCCGCAGGTTGTTGTGAATGTGCAGAGTGCTGATCCTAAAGCGGTTGTTGATGCGGTGTCTAAGTATGTGAAACAGAATGGGGCTG